GAAAGTCAGCTGTTTCGTATATCTCTCCAGTTTCTGTTTGGAAATACCTATCTCTAAAATCTTCAAACTTTTGTAGTGACTTGATTGCTTCTTCTGGTGTTTCCCAATTTGCAGCTGCTGTTAAATTAGATTTATCTATAAGATATGCTTCGTGCATTTTAGTAACCATAGGATTGCTTATGCCTAGTAACTTAGCTACTTGTTGCTTTTGTATAAGTTTTTTGTCTACTTGTGCAGCAAATTGTTTTACATACTCTTCATAGTGTTCACCACGACTTACAGTCATCTGTGATGTGTATTGATCAGCTTTCTTTTGTTTATATTTTTTATGTCTAGCTTTTTGTGAACATTGAGTAGAACAATATTTTTTTCTATTGTCCTTAGCCATAAACTTTTTCTCACAACCTTTGTTGCTACAAGTTTTTCGTTCAGCCATTATATTTTTTTAGGAAGTTTTTTTATCTTTCCATTTTTTGTTCTAGCAAATCTTGCACTTTTAGTTTCCATACTAGGAATTAAAGTACCCGAATAAGTTTTGCCACCATATTTCCAACTTACGGATCTACTCATTATTTCTCCTTACCAAGCTCTACACGACCAATATCGTGCAGTTGTTTTATCCTTAGCTGTGCTGCATTTGTGTCTAGCACGAAACGAAGCACGAGCTTTAGGGTTATCTTTTCTTATCTTCATATTAGGGTCACCAAACATTATTTTCTTGACTTTCCCATTTTTCATTACAAAGACTTTAGACTTCTTACGACCATAGCCAGGCTCACCCTTTCGTATAGGGCTAGGTGAATTTAACTTCACTGTCATTCCTTGAAACTTAGCCATTATCTTCTTGCAGTTTTATACAAACGCTTACTATTTTTAGTATGCTTCTTACCTGAATGGATTTGTCCATTAGGCATTTTATGGTGTAAGCCTTTATACTCCTTACCTGCTTGTGTAAATACCTTCATTAATATTTAGTTTTTCTTTTCTTGTTTTTCTTCATAGCCTTTTTCGGCTTATATCCTTTACCAGGCATTGTATCTCCTATACTATATATTGTATGAGTGATTACATAACAGGAAATAAATATCCTAATAGCAAACCCTCTACTTCGTATAGTAGTGGAAGAGTTTGTGTTAACAAAGGATGTTCAACACTTATTTCCAAATACAATAAGTTCAAACACTGTAACAATCATAAACCTAGAAGTTATCCAAGAATTAAAGGCAGACAAGTTCCTACTGACTTACAGCAACCACTGTAGTAAAAAAAATTTTTATTCAAAGAAACTAGATAAGTCATTCTCACTGCAATTAGAACATAAACCATTCTCTAACTTATCTTCCCAAAAAGGATTCAGACACTGGTCACAATCTTGTACAGGTATATCTTTACTCATAACAGTACTGTAGCATACCCTAGACTAGCTAGGGTAACAAGGGAGGAATACATTGAATAATGTATACTCACAGTATATCATCTAATTCTTGCATAAGTAAAAAAAAGTATTATAGTTAAATTATAAACAAGGATTTCAAAAGTTGTTACAGGTGAAGTTGGCATCAGGAGTCAGAAAGCTGAGAATCGGTAATACGATACACTAGGAAGGCAAACTCAGTACCCGAGGACAACAAGAAGTAATCTTTCAGGCTTACCCACTATAGGAGCCTGTTATACCCAAAATCCCCCTACACCTACTAAACTAAAACTATGAAATGTAAAGAGTGTAAAGAAACACTCAAACAAGCATCTAATAACTCTTACTACTGTATTTCCTCATTAACTATGTGTTCACAATCAACAAAGATTGTGTACATCTCTGATGATGAATAAACATTTTTTTCATACAGTTTGTTCTACTTAAATATAGGTATCTATGACATATATAAGTAAGGGGCGCATATTGACATTACCATTGTTTTTATTGGTAGTTTTTACCAGTTTTAAGTTACTTCCTTTTCTTTGGTAATCTTTACCAACTGACTATTTTATTGTGGTGTAATTGTGAAAGGTTCTGGCTGGAAATGGTTAAAGACTGATTAGAAACACCCCCTATACCTTTTAACATCTCTCCCCCAAATCTAAACCATTACTATAGATAATATATTACTATATAACTTGACAACAGATATTCACATAGTATATTTATAGTAACAAAACAAAGGGAGATTAAGACAATGACTAGAAAACATTTCGAAAAAGTAGCAAAGAGCATAAATGAAAGAGGGCTAGTTATAAAGTTTGATAGTGTAAGCGGGACGAAAGCTAAACTTTATGGGCTTTGGATTCTTAGACATCTAATGCACGACTTAGCCTCTGACTTCTCAACATTCAATAATAATTTTAATGTGGAGAAATTTTATCAGGCTTGCGACATTGATTCAATGTACGAAGGATTACGAGAAACACAATACAACAACAGATAATAAGGGCTGACATTCTCGCAGGGCATCCACCGGGTGCCTTGTAGGAATCTTAGAGATTCACAAATAAAGGGAGAATAAGAAAATGAAAAGACAAAGAACAACAAGCAGAACTTTAGAAAATTATGTTGATGGTCTAAATGGTGTTTACACAAATGGGGGGACTCATGAGTTTAAATTAGATATAGCTTATGGAGGTTATAGAATAACTTGGAGAAACAAAGAAACAACAGCCGAAAGTGACCTCAGTAGCAGAGGAACTGCGAGGGAGACATATAATTACTTGCAAGGATTAAACCAAGGTTTAAGAATGGAAGTAATTAGAAAAGAAAAAGTCTAACATTCTCGGAGGATATTAAAAGTGTCCTCTAGGAATCTTAGAGATTCACAAATAAAGGGAGAATAATACAATGATGGATAAACAAACAAGGGAAATTATTAGAGAAGCATTATTCAATAATAATTGGAGAGAAACATACGCGGGAAGTATGGGAGGATTTCTTGATGACTTAGACAAGAAATTAAATATAGAAAAAAAGGGAGAATAATGCACACAGGATACAGTTATATAACACAACTTAAAAGAGCAAAAGCAAAAACTAATCAAGATATTAAATGGGGGAAGTAATGTATAACAAAAAACAAATTCTTAAAAGAATAGAAAATATGATTAATGAAATTAACACTATTGATTTTGATAGTTTGCAATCTAGGGACATTATTTTAAGTAATGTCAAAGTAGATTTGATGAGCTTAAAAAATAAAATAGATGGGGGAGAATAAGAAAATGAGTACAAGAGCGAACATAATAATTAAAGGTAATGAATATATACCAACGACACATTATTACAAGCACCATGATGGCTATATTACGAATGGATTAGGTGGGATGTTAGCCGATTTTGTAAAGGACACAAAAGAAATACCGAATGATAAGTTTATGACAATGTTTATTTGTCATTCAATAGTTAAATATGGTCGTGTTTCTAATGTTGCAGAAATAGGGATTACAGACTCTGTTCATGGAGATGTGGAGTATGTGTACGAATACGACAATAACACGCTAGGAGTGTATATTCGTGGCGAGAATTGGGAACTAGAGGGAGAACAATACAAGCAATGGCGATATGTTGTTCTAGTGTCCGAAGATGTTTATAATTTAGATGTATTTGGAGAATTAAAAGTATAACTCCCTTTGTTATACAGTACGACAGAGAGCCCCCTTATGCCCTAGGGGGTTTTTCTGTTTATTAGTTGACAACACTTATATACTGTGTATACTGGTATTAACAAAGGAGAGAACATGACAAAAACATATTGGATTAAGTTCAACAACAAGGACTTTAAACAGGACAAGGAATTAGTTTACAAGATGTTGACTGATGTACGACTACAAGAAATAAACAAGGAGGAATAATGGCTAAGTATACATACGAAATAGAAGAGTATTCACAAGATAGTAGACACTACGAAATAGTTAGTGATGTCAAATTATCAGAAAAGGAAATTACTGACATATATTGTGAAGTTGATTTAGTAGATGGGTACACGAATCAATGGAAGATGGTAGATAAAGGCAATGTTAAAGTTACTTTTACTGGTACAGAATATGGAGATGATTCACAAGTAAATATAAATGGAGACATAGAGGAGAAAGAATAATGGCTAAGTATCCAGTTATATGGGATATTACTTTAGTTGATGATGATGATAAGTGGTACACCATACAGAATGTTGAATTTTTAAATGACATAATTGATGTCAATGATTTGACATTGATAGAAAAACCAACTGAAAAGGAAAAAGAATAATGGCTAAGTTAAAAATTAATGGACAAGATAAAATCTATATTGGTAATCAATGCGTATGGTGTAGGCAAGATACAAGTTTTGGTAGTGGTAGGTATGTTAATAGATATCCTGCTGAAATATATAGCGAAGAACATCAAGCAATATTAGAGGGATATTGTTGTGATGTATGCGAACAAGAATATATAGAGGAGGAATTATGAAGAAAAGTAAAGAGCAACAGCAGAAAGAAATTGAAGCGCTCTTAACTGTAAATAATTATCAAGTTATTGATGGCAAATTTATATGGCCTAAAGAGGAGGAATAATGGCTAGATTATTTAAAGGATATATAGATTCTTATGAGATGTTGGATTTTTTATCCGATAGATTACAAGATGAGTTAAACAGAATCAATGTAGAGAAGTCAAGGGGCATTAGCTCATGGACTGATACACGATACACAAGATATGATG